CCATTCATTACTGCTGGTAGATACTTGTCAAAAGCATTGTATAATTTATCAGTTTGAACTGATTCTAATAACTCGCTCATTACAGAACGCTTGTCACCACCTAAAGGACCTAACAATTCAGACATAACGTCCTTACGTTGAGCACCTTCTTTGATAACTGCAATTTCTTTTTCTTTGCTTGTTACTAGTGTTTGTGTTTCTGCAACAATTTTTGCTGCTTCTTCAAGTTCTTGAGCTTTTTGGTCAATAACTTTTAGAAGTTTAGCTGTCTCTGATTTCTCATTGAGATGGCTTGCAGCATACTCACTTGCAAATGATTCAAAAATTCTGCGACCAAAATCATTTCTGCGAGCAGCATCAATGTCTTCTTTCAACTGTGTCATTTCAGATTTAATACCTTTCGATACTGTTTCTTTAATGATTTGAGCTGACTTAGCAATAAAATCGTTCTTAACTGTTTCAAATTTAGCCTTGCTTTCGCGAACTAATTTTACTTTAGTTTCGGCTAAATCTTTCTTATCAGCGTGGAATTCTGCGATTTCTTTCGCTAGTGCATCCACAATGAATGATTCATATTTTGCAACATTGCCTGCCACTGCTTTGCGATCTTCGTGTAGTTCTGCAAGTTCTTTCTTAAGATTATTAAGAATGAAAGATTCTAAAACGTTAGCATCTTCTTGCATTTTTGCTGCATATTTTGCACGAGCTTCGATAAGTCCTTGACGGTCTTCTGCCAATTCACTTAGTTCTGCTTGTAGGCGATCTGCTAGCATAGATTCAACAGCTTCTACCATAGCGCCTTTATCGTGTTCATATTTTTGAGCAAACTCTTCACGGAGTTCAGCTGTAACTTGATCACGGTTTTCTTGAATTCTGCTATTCCAAGCAGTTTCAATTTCCGATTTAATTTCCTCGGAAATCACATTGTTTTCAAACAATTGTTTTACAATATCTAACATGTGATTCTCCTCGTTTTATTTGAGACCCTTGATGATTTTCACCAAGCTCTCTTTTAGATAACGTTGTGCCTTTGGGTCGCCTTGAATTTCTTGCGCAATTTTAAGTGCCTGGTATCCACCTTGATTATTCATCAAGTGTTCGTAAACTGGTGTAGGGTAAGCTCCAGGAGCTGATGGTTGAGCAACAACATCTACAGTAATGATTTCAAATCCTTGAACATTACCGCTGCCGTCAACTTCACCTGATCCTCTTGAGCTAACACCTAATTTAACTCCCGACGTGAGCATAGTTTCAATCAACTTGCCCATAGGTGTCGGGAGTATTTTAAGTTTTCCGTAGCCGTTAGGTCCATCCATCCACATTTTCGTGATCATATGGCTAACGCGGTCAAGATTAATACGTAAATCTGCAGGATGATCAACTTCACCTAGCACGGAGTAACCGCCAGCGATCTGTTCGTTGAGCGTTTTGACAGCCTTGCCAATTTCTTGAGAAGAATAAACACGTTGGTTCTGATTTCTGATATCACCTTGAATACAGATACCGTTTAAATGTAACGACTTACCGCCGTTACCATCTTCTTCGCTCTCTAAGACAATCTTAGCCTGATCGTAACTCAAATGTTCTGCTAGTGTTAATCTGTTGTTCACCTAGTTATTTCCTCTTAACGTTTACCACGGAAAAGACTACCGGTGTTATCTGCTTGTTCAGCAGCACCTTTTTTCTCTGCACCATGTCCAGCTTCTTTTGTTGAGAAAGCATTACCTGCTTTACCGCCTGGAACATTGATATTACCTGCATTATCTTCTTTAGGTTTGTTACCTGCTAAACCACCTGCTGTACCTTTTGAAGATGAATCTTCTTTGCTGCTTAGAATGTTAGCAGTTGTACCGCCCATGTCATTCTTCATGTTGTCGATTGTTGACTTAGTGTTGTCAGCTTTTTCAGCAGCACCTTTCTTTTCAGCACCGTGACCTGCTGGAACTTTCTCAACATATTCACGTACTGTTTCTAATTCTGGTTCAAAAGCGTCCATTTTTGGCTCTTCGCCGGCCATATTGTCTGCATCTGGCTCTGCGTGATCACCACCTTTTAATTCATCAAATTTAGCTTGAAGTTCGTCAACGATAGCTTCTAGGTCTTGAAATAATTCTTCTTCGCCTTTTTCAGCTTCTTCTTCGCCACCTTCTTCAGCGTCTAATTCTGATTCTAAGTCGTCTGTAGCGTCTCCGCCCATTTCGTCGTCAGCTTCGATAGCGATATCTTCAAATCCTTCTTCAACTTCATCTTCATCTTCGTCAGTTGACTCGTCAACTTTTTCGTCTTCTGCATCTTCATCTTTAGCAGCTTCGTCAACTGCTTCGTCTTCTTCGTCTTCTTCTTTTGATTCTTCTGAAATTTCAGATTCAATTAATTCTTCGTAAATTTCACGTGATTTTGATACTACATATTCGTGGAAGAGCTCTTCTGCTCTTGTTTGATCGTCATTTACCAAATGCTCTAGCATTTGTTCGATAATTTTCTTATCTGCCATGGTATTCTCCTAAAATTTATATTGATGACTCGGCTGTCGAACTATTTAACACACATTTAAAAAAATGGCATTAAATGGTACTTTTTTGATTGTTTTGATCGTTATATATAGTGCCTGGAAATTTTTGTTCAAAAGTTGTAAAATGTATGTGGCTAAGGTTTGGTAGGGTGGGGCCTAGTTTATCTGGAATATATGCGTCTGGGGTAATTACTCTAAAAAATTTAGTGTGTTTGAATTCTTTGATTACTTTTTCTGTTTGATTTAACCAATTACCGTGGAACGTAGCAGCATCTGTTGACTTTTTATAGTTAAAAGTATCAGCATATACGTTGTTAAATTTGCCGTTATTTCCCTGATAATCAAAGCCAATTATATAGATTTCCTTGTGTCCTTGGCTGGCTGCAAACCATAATGCTGTAGGGCCAGAACTCCATCCTTTATGCGGGGTGAAAAAATTTATGTTGGCTTTAGAACTAATACCTTTGTTAGGATTAGTCCATACTTGATGTATTCTATGATAGCCTGCCGCTATGATTTCGTTAACCATTTTAACGTCAACAGCTATCAAATAATGAGGATCTATCTCTCGATATAAGGCATTACACCCATACAACGTTCCTAGAGATTTCAAAGAGGTTGGATTAACCGATGTTCTACTGCGGCCATTACCAAGTACGAATGCGGTGTTATCAGGCTGCTGTTTCTTCACTTACTGGGGTCGCATACATTTGTTGGATGAATCCCAGCTCAGATTGGTGTTCAGCGTTGTGGGCTTCTGCTTGAAGTCTTAGCTGATTGATTTGGCGTAATGTTAGCCTTACTTTACGAGTATCTTCTTTTTCAACAACAGAACTATCACGTTTGTTGTCGTAGCGACGATCAACAGCAAAATCGTTGTTGTTGTCATTAAAATAGATGAATTCACGTAGAAGCATGTTTATATTTATATTATTGAGCTGGGGTTTCGATTGCTGCCGCTTCACCTTCTGCCCCGGGTTCTGCGGCTGCTGCCATATCTTCGGGTGCTTCAGTGTCTTGGCTTGTTTGATCTGCTGCTATTCCACCAGGAGTAATTCCTGCTGAACGTAATTCTGCTGCTGCGTTTGTTGGTGCTTCAAGTTTCGCTCCGTTTTCTTCTTTCCATTGTTGTTCGTTTTCTGTGATCTCTTCTTGTGATAATCCTAAGAATCGTTTCATAGCAAAACGTTTACTCATGTACGGAACTTCTTGTAACTGTGCGAACGTTGTTACACGGGCAGTATCAAGTTCTGACTGGCGATATGCTGCAAAGTTCTGTGGGTGATTAAATTTGAGTTCAAACAAACTTGAATCAATATTGATACCTTGTGTCTGTAACCAAAGTTTAAATTCTAAGTCAAACGTTTCAACAATCATAGATTGCAAGCGTTTGCAGTATTCATTAAATCGTAATTCTTGGATATATGCTGTACCTACTTTACCGTCAGCGATTGTGTTGCTGGATTCTTCAATACCTGTTGGCAGGTATGCTGCTGGTATTCTTAAGGCACGGAATAATTTATTTGTAAAGAAACGTAAATCTGTGATTTCACCTAGGTTAGTACCACCCGGTAATGTTTCAACTTTTGATCCACGACCTTCTGCTGTTTGTGGAAAGAAATAATCTTCGTTAGTTGATAAGGGATTATATGAAGAGTCAACAATATTAGCACCGCCGCCTGTAGCACTAGGAATACGACGTTGTTGGATCTCATTCTTAACTCTTTCTACAAACGCCATAGCCATGTGTGCTGGCATGTTGCCTACGTCTACATAGAATATACGTCTTTCTGGAGCACGTTGTATACGATAGATAATGATAGCATCTTCAAGTAATTCTTTCTGTTTGTATACTTTGAATACACTTTCTAGTAATGAATTACCAAAAGGATAGTTATTGTCTAAGCCTTCTGATAGGCTGATGTGTACAACATTTTTAGCATCAA